CTCATACTATTATATTAACACAAAATGGTTATCTGTCAATCACCTAATTTTAGTAATGATTCCAACTTATCTTCAGCATGAGCCAATTGTTCAAGTTTCTTTTCAGCGGTGACAACATAATCAATGTGCTCTGCTACGCCAATTTGTTTCTCTAAAAATATTTTAAGATCTATCTTTGCAACTTCGATGTCACCTTCTAATTTTTTAATTAGTGCTTGTTTTATCATATCTACCCTCACAGAAGTAGTCGAAGCCAGTCAACTCCATACCACCCACGTTTCTAAATTTTAATAAAAGATCGTCAGTAATAGCGACTTTGTTGTCATAAAGATAGTCTTGGCATTCTGATTCAGTGCTAAAATTTACAGAAGGGGTCGCAGAATCAGAAGACAGTGTACGCATCTCAGTAACGTCAACGGATCCGTAAGTTAACATCACGGTTAATATCCAAAACATATAGCCTCCTTGCTATTGCTAACTATTTGCAATCCTTTACTCAAGGCGAAAGGAAACACAAGGTTTCCTCTCTAAGTAAAAAAGTATTTATGTTATAGAGTAACAACACCTTCAGCAATCAAACGGTCTCTGTTTTTAAGATGTTTTGCTTTGATCTCTTCTTTGCTTCCACCAAAATATGCCACTGCATACCCTTCATCGATTAAAATTTGTGTTGCCATTTTGTTATCTATAATAAAATCTCCTAATATTCTACCAAACTTGCCTTTCATGTCCTCACCTTTTTTGTTGACCTGCGTCTTTAAAATTGCTTTCTTACCTAATATTGATTTTAATTTTTCTTTAGATGCAAGTCCAAACTTCTTTTCAACTTTATCTCTAGTGCGTGATTCTGGAGTATCTATGCCCATCATGCGTACTCTTTCATCTTTAATCCACATGCCAAACCCTAGATCAATATCTACATCCACAGTGTCTCCATCTACTACTTTTATGATGTTTACTTTATACTCATACATTAATGTTTGCCCCTCATGTAATGTTTAGATGGATCATAGGTTACCCATCGTATGAAACGTTTGTACATTAATCTTATCTTTCTGTGTGCGAACATATATGCGTATTTAAATGTATTGGTAATTTTTGCTGAGTTAGTGCCCCACTTCTGTTGCCAGGCAGGGGCCTCCCCGATGGAACTATGCCGCTAGGGCCAGTTCCTCATGTGCATAACTTTCGTCTGCATTTATAAATTTGGCCGTTACCTCGTTCCAACTGGGCAAACTCCATGTAGCATTCTGATCACGTCGATTCTGTTTCACCCCCGAAAGGGATTACATAAGCCACCATATGGTGGAGGTGGTCGGTACTGCCCCGACGTCCGCCAATCGTATCTCTACATTTCAACGTCTACAGTAATAATTTATATGCCTTCGTAAAATTTGTCTACCTGAATGTCAACAAAACCAGTCATGTTTTTGTTAAGGGTATGCCATAGTTCTTGATCTTTGCCAAAGAAATTTATATAACCTATGTTTGGCCACACTGCTCTTATTTCAATCTCTATGTTGTGTGCTATGCCAGACGGCATTGGATTGATCCAAGGCATTTTGTTACATCCAGGAAAGTGGTTTGTAATGCCATCGCGAAGAGACATATACACCCTCACACTGCCCTCTGTAATTTTGTGTCTATTCAATTCTCTCTTTACTTGTAGCCATTGTGGTTGCATATGTCCTGATTCATCATGCTCTGCGTTAGTACCGAGCATCATTTTTTTCACCCATTTTTTATCTCTGAGTTTTTGTTTTATTTCAGTGAAGTAATGATCGGTGGTTCTTGGTGTTTTTGTAGTCTGATGTTGTACAATGTCATGCCAAACTCCTGATATGAACCTCTGCCATGGATCTCTCCACACAGTCCATACTTCATTAGGCTTAACATCTTCGTGCGTGTTAATGATATCTTCGATAGTAGAATGATAGTTTTTTAAAATTACAAGATACACTACACTTGGATATTAGGCACTGCTTTGGCTGGTTGTATTCCTGTTGTGCTCTTAATATAATTGTCCACAGCCGCTTTGTTTGCCACTGTCATTGTAATAATAAGAGACTTGTTATAGGGCAAACTACCAGTAGGCTCTGCCATAATCATGTGTGGAGTCATTGCTATTCCATTTTGTGTCATAGCCAGTGCAAGTGGCCTTGCCAGTGTAATTGTAGATTCATCTTGTTTAACAAACTTACCAATTATTTCTTCGCCGCCATTTAGACGCATGGCAACCATATCATTTTCTTTAAAATTATTTTCTTTTAACATGAACTTTCCTTTGCTTTAATCCTAGTGTATAACCTAAGCCAAAAGAAAGCAAGATAAAAAATACAATTATAGCAGTGTGCCATATTAAAAACATTATAATTTAAATCCTTTTAGAGTGTCTTTGTTAATATCTTGTTTGACTCCACCTATGATGTAAGACTCAACTTCTGTTTCTTGTGGAGCAACTTGTAGGCCAGAAGATGATAACCAATGTTGTGTCCATGGCAAAGGATTAGTAGCAGGTGGACGATCATACAATGGATCAAATCCTATTGCTTTAAGTCTTTTGTTTGCTATCCATTCTACATAATCCCCAAGTAGTCTTTCATTTAGTCCTATTATTGATCCATCTTTCATTAAATGTTTGGCCCATGCTTTTTCTTCTTCAACACATGCTTGATACATTTTAACTACATCATTTTGACATTCTTTGGCTATCTTAACCATTTCTTTATCATCGCCATTGTGCCAATTTTTTATAATTTGTGTAGATAGATTCAAATGCGTTGCTTCATCCCTTGCTATGAATGAAATAATTTTTGCAGAGCCTTCCATTAATTTTAATTCACCAAATGCAAATGTGCAGGCAAATGACACATAAAAACGTAATCCTTCCAGGATGTTGACATTGACCATTGCCAAGTACAATGCTTTCTTCACGTCCCAGATATCACCTTTGCCTTTAACAAAAAAATCTTGTGCTACCTTATAAAACTTATCGTAATTTTCTGTAACGGACACAGCTCTTTTTAATATCTCTTTGTCATCTAGTATTGTATTAAACACCTCTGATGGATCTGCGTAAACATTTTTCATTATGTAAGTGTAAGAACGTGAATGTATTGTTTCAAAAAAGTCCCATGTAATCACACAGCCTTCTAGTTCTGGCAATGACACATATGGTAAAAATGCTAAAGACGGGCCTCTACCTTGCACTGAATCAAGCAGTGTTTGATATTTTAAGTTAGAAGTGAAAATGTGTTTTTGTTCAGGGCGGAAGTCTTGGAAATCTGCTCTATCTTTTTGTAAAGACACTTCTTCCGGACGCCAAAAATATCCAAGCATTGTTTGATTAAGTTTATCCAGTGCTGGATATTTAAAAGTGTCATATCTTTGTGTGTTTTGATCCTCTCCAAAGAACATAGGTTGCTTAGAGAAGTCCACAGTTTTACGATTAAATACAGTTTTGTCCATGATGTTTGTTTAATTATAAGTGTTACTATTTAACACGTCAACTAAATTGATAACTCTTCAGTTTATCATTTATCCTTTTATGCCAATAAGTTTTGTTAGTCATGTGTGCCCTGTTAAATTTGTGTCTATTAGGGTCAACACTAGGAGTATCTTGTGAGTTAAGATGACTTATAATAGTAACCAATTGCTTGAAACGGTTTACATCATTAATAATGCTATCGTATGAATGGTCAATTAAGTCATCAAACACATCAAACCCTTGTGTTCGTAACAATTCTACTGTGCCTGGCACAGACACTATTATCGGAAGTGTTTCATAATACATACTCAAATAACTTTTTTCAGTGCAACTTGTAATGTGTGGTTCTTCAAAATCTGTTTCTGTAACTATTGAGTAATCAACCTGTGCGTAAATATCATTTAAATTTAAATTTTGATCAAAATGTTGTGCTTGTGAACTTTGATTGCCTTCCTTATGTAATGGTTGATCTATATATGTCGGGACTTTGAATTCATAATGTGCATAAGGATTGTTTGGAAAATATTTAGAAGTGTCTCTAAAACTCCATAGCACTTGATTAATTATGTCGTTATTGTGCAAGGCACTGATAATTCCCCATCTATGTTCTTTGGCAAAATTGTTCATGCATAGCCATTTGTGTGTAATATTTTTTGGATGTGGATTAGGTCTTTCAGCAAGAACAAGATAGTTCCATAGATAGAATTCACTGTACAAGTGTCTTACACCGTGCTGTGCAAAATAAGTTTCATCCGCAGTGTTATCGAACACGATGGCTCTATCTAAAAGATTGTGCTGAGACAACTTGTTTTTTATATCAATTACTTGTTGTTCGTTGTGAACGTGTTCACAAGTTTTATCCAACACAACAATTTTTCCTTTTTTTGCATGGACTTGCAACAGTTGGTCTAACTGCTTCTCATTGGAATACAGAAAGTCATCATAAGGCACAACTTGTTTTGCTTTGAATGCTGTGTCGTCAAAAAGTTTATATAGATAATTTGCTTCTGGTGTTGCCGCCATATTTAAATTGCACAGGCATCACATTCTGCTTCTTCTTCAGGAGTCATTTGCACAACTGTTTGATCTTCAACAGTGTCTTCAATGCCTTGAGGTTGTACAGTTTCTTCTTCACCTTTGTAGTCATATGTGTTTTGGTAATATGATGTCTTCCATCCCATCTTATATGTATTGAGTAGATCACTTAACATAACACTCATTGGCACTTCATTGTTTTCAAAGTGTGTAGGATTGTAAGACCAGTTGCCTGATATTGCTTGATCAAAAAACTTTTGCATCACTCCAACAATGTTAATATACCCCTCATTACTAGGCATATCCCATAGCAAAGTGTAATAGTTTTTCAATTGGGCATACTGTGGTACCACTTGTTTTAATGGGCCTTTTTTAGACTTCTTTGTGCTTAATAATGCCCGTGGAGGTTCGATACCATTTGTTGCATTGCTAACCACAGAAGAACTTTCTGAAGGCATCTGTGCCGACAAGGTAGAATGTCTTAAACCATGTGCCATGATTTGTTTTCTCAACCAATCCCAATCATACTGATATTCTACTTTGCAGATGGCATCTATATCTTTTTTGTAAGTGTCAATAGGTAATATTCCATCTGCATATTTTGTCTGTGCAAAGGCCTCGCATGATCCTTTTTCTTGTGCAATCTTATTGGATGCTTTCAACAAGTAAAATTGAAATGCTTCTGTGAGTTGATGCACTAACTTAATGGCATCCTTATCGGAATACTTAACATGATTTTTAGCCAAATAATGTGCAAGGCCAATATACCCTATACCCAATGATCTTCTTGCCTTTGTAGATATTTCAGCGGCCTTTACAGGATATCCTTGATAGTCAATTATTTGATCCAATGCTCTCACACTTAGATCACACAGATTTTCTAACTCATCTATGTCTTTAAGTGTGCCTACGTTAATAGCACTTAAAATACATAAAGCAATTTCACCTTGCTCGTCATCTATTTTTTGTATTGGCTGTGTTGGTAGTGTTATCTCTTGGCACAGATTAGACATGCGTACTGGATCTTTAAATGAAGAATGTGCGTTTGCATGATCAATGTTCATGATGTAGATACGCCCTGTTTCAGCACGTTCCTTTAATAAAGCAGAGAAAAGATCCATTGCTTTAATTTTTTTCTTAGGCGTCTTTCTGTCTGCTTCGTATTTCAAATAAAGTTCATCAAACTTATCATTGTCATGTCCGAATGCTTCATACATGTCTTCAACATCGTGTGGTGAAAACAAAGTTATTTCACCATCTTCTAATAGTCTTTCATAG